ATGAACAAATTAGACGATCAGGGGCAGGTGGCCCCTGATGATGCCTCGGCCCGCGTGACCGAGATTGCGGAGCTATATGTGAGTGTTCGGAATACTATCCGTCACATGATTGCAGAAATTGGGTCACCGACTGATGTGGCCTCTAAACCCCTTTTGACAAAGCTAAGTGAATTACAATCCGCGCATCTCAAGGTGCTTGCGGCAGAGGAGGCGTTTCATGCCCAACAGCAAGCCAATCAGTCCGACGCCGATATCGACTATGACGCCCTGCGCGCTGATATCGGGAGCCAGCTTGATCGCCTCCGCGCCGCGACCCGCGCAGGTTGAGTTTTTAGACCAACTGACGCCTGCACAGATCGCAGCACTGCCTTATCTGTTCGATTTTTGGGCTTTGCCACATCAACTACCGCCTGACGGTAACTGGCGCACTTGGGTCATTATGGGCGGCCGTGGTGCGGGCAAGACGCGGGCAGGGGCCGAGTGGGTGCGTGCAATGCTGGAGGGACCACGCCCTACCGTGCCCGGCCGCGCCCGCCGCATGGCGATTGTCGCCGAAACTATGGATCAGGCACGCGAGGTGATGGTCTTTGGTGAAAGCGGCATTATGGCGGTAAGTCCCCCAGATCGTCGTCCAGATTGGATTGCGACCCGTCGGCTACTCGTTTGGCCCAATGGTGCGCAGGCGCAGCTGTTTTCTGCGTATGAACCCGAAAGCCTGCGTGGTCCGCAGTTTGATGCCTTGTGGGCGGATGAATTGGCGAAATGGCGCAAAGGTGGTGACACGTGGGATATGTTGCAGTTTGGGTTGCGATTGGGGGATCATCCTCAGGCGTGCGTGACGACGACACCGCGCCGTGCGGCGGTATTGCGTGATTTGCTTGAGTTGGACACGACTGTGGTGACCCACGCGCCTACCCAAGCGAACCGTGCGAACCTTGCCCCGAGTTTTATCGCCGAGATTGAGGCGCGTTATGGTGGTACGTCTTTGGGGCGCCAAGAAATCGAAGGTACCTTATTGGATGACGTCGATGGTGCGCTTTGGGGGGCTGATCAATTGGCGGGGATGCAGGCCGATCATTTGCCGCCCTGCACGCGGGTCGTCGTTGCGATTGATCCGCCCGGGACATCGCACAAAGGATCCGATGAATGTGGGATTGTGGTTGCGGGTGTCGTGATGGATGGCCCCCCGCAGGACTGGCGTGCCTATGTGTTGGCTGATGTGTCTATGTCTGCGGCGCGGCCAACGGATTGGGCGCAAGCTGCGATCAATGCAATGGATCGATTTGGCGCTGATCGTTTGGTCGCTGAGGTTAATCAGGGGGGTGACATGGTCGAGGCCGTTTTGCGGCAAGTCGATCCATTGGTGTCTTATCGGTCTGTTCATGCCTCAAAGGGTAAGGTGGCCCGAGCCGAGCCGATTGCCGCGCTTTATGAGCAAGGTCGTGTGCGGCACGCGCGTGGCTTGGCCAAGCTGGAAGACCAGATGTGCCAGTTAACCACCCAAGGATTCGTGGGCCGTGGATCGCCTGACCGTGTGGATGCGTTGGTTTGGGCGCTTTATGATTTGATGATTGAACCAGCACAGAACTGGCGCAACCCCAGTATTCGCGGGCTTTGACCCCGTTGCGTAGGGGTGCGTACGCATCCCTACCATCTTTGTAATCATTTAAATGCAAATTGTTTTCATGGATCGCAGACGGTCATCAACGGCCGATTGGCACCAAAGGAGTTTTGAATGTTTGAATTCTTGAACCGCACTGCGTCGGAGCAGCCGGTGGCTGAGGCGAAAGCCTCGGCCACGGGGCGTGTGATGGCGATGTCAGGTGCGGGCCGTGTGGCATGGAGCCCGCGTGATGTCGTGTCCCTGACCCGGACAGGGTTTGCGAATAACCCGATCGGGTTTCGTGCAGTTAAGATGATTGCTGAGGCGGCCGCTGCCGTACCGGTCATTTTACAGGATGCAGAGCGCCGCTATGACACCCATCCGGTGTTGGCGCTGTTGAACCGTCCTAACGCCGGGCAGGGCCGTGCAGAGTTGCTTGAGGCGTTGTTTGGTCAACTTCTGTTGACTGGGAATGGTTATCTTGAGGCCGTTGGCGATGATGGTCTGCCGCTTGAGATGCATGTCTTGCGTTCTGACCGGATGTCGGTTGTGCCGGGTACGGATGGTTGGCCGATGGCCTACGAATACAGTGTGAACGGGCGCAAGCATCGCTTTGCGGCGTCTGACGGGCAGGGTCCGATTTGCCATATAAAGAATTTCCATCCGCAGGATGACCATTATGGTCTGTCTGCTTTGCAGGCCGCTGCGAATGCGGTGGATGTTCACAACGCTGCTTCGCGTTGGTCAAAGGCGCTATTGGATAATGCAGCCCGACCATCTGGTGCGATTGTGTATCGCGGTGCGGATGGGCAGGCATCGCTGTCGGCGGATCAGTATGATCGCCTGCTGAGTGAGATGGAAACCCAGCACCAGGGTGCCCGTAATGCTGGTCGCCCTATGTTGTTGGAAGGTGGGCTGGATTGGAAGCCAATGGGGTTTTCGCCATCAGATATGGAGTTCCAGAAAACCAAAGAGGCCGCCGCGCGTGAAATCGCGATTGCCTTTGGTGTGCCGCCGATGCTGTTGGGGATTCCGGGTGATGCGACCTATGCCAATTACCAAGAGGCAAACCGTGCGTTTTACCGTTTGACTGTGTTGCCACTGGTGACACGTGTCACCAGTACGATTGCAGATTGGTTGTCCGATTTCACTGGCGAGCGGATCGAGCTGCGCCCGGATTTGGACCAAATACCAGCGCTTTCAGCTGAACGAGATGCCCAGTGGCGTCGTGTGGGCGAGGCTGCGTTTTTGACCGATCCTGAAAAGCGTGCGTTGCTTGGTCTTCCCGCGGTCGAGGTTGGCGATGCCCGGTAAGGTCGTTGATCTGAAAGGCAAGCCACACCGTGATATGAAACCTCCGGTTTCTGATTTCTGGTTTGCCCAAGTTGATGTGCGCCTTGGCCGGATTGAATTCATGGTCACACGGTTAGAGCGCCAAATTTGGGCCGTGGTCTGCGGCTGTTTTGGCCTGTTGGTTTTCGAAATTGTGAAAGCACTGAGCGGGAGAGCGCTATGAGTTTGGAACATAAATTTTGCCAGTTGGGTGCTGATGTTACAGTCACGGATGGATCGGTGATTAGTGGTTATGCATCCTTGTTTGGAAAGGCGGATCAGGGCGGTGATACTGTTGTGCCGGGTGCTTATGCCGCGTCACTGGCGCAGGGTCGCCAGATCAAGATGCTATGGCAGCACGACCCCGCCCAGCCGATTGGCGTTTGGGATGAAGTGCGTGAAGATGCCAATGGCCTATGGGTTAGAGGCCGATTGCTAACTGATGTTGCTAAGGGCCGCGAAGCTGCCTCATTGGTCAGCGCCGGTGCGATTGATGGCTTGTCCATTGGTTATCGCACTGTGAAGGCCCAAAAGAACGACAAGGGCGGACGCCTTTTGTCTCAGTTGGAGCTGTGGGAGGTGTCCTTGGTCACGTTTCCCATGCTTCCCGATGCGCGTGTAGCGGCCAAGGGGGATGATCCTAGCGCCGGTGCAATGCGTGAATTGGCAGTGGTGTTTGAAGATGCCCGCCGTTTGATGGCGCGGGGCTAACCCCCGCCGCACCACAATCAAAGGAAGATTGATGAGCAAGACTGAGAGCGATTCTCGGGTCGGGGACGATGTGTCTCCTGCCCGCGAGCTGAATGTGGCCGTTGCCGGGTTCATGAGCGAATTCAAAGACTTTTCTAACGGCATTAATGCCAAACTTCAAAAACAGGATGACCGGATGAACAAGCTGGACCGTAAGACAATGATGAATGCCCGCACAGCGCTGGCGACAAATGTTGCTGAGGATGCGCCGCACCAAAAGGCGTTCGCCGCCTACCTGCGTTCCGGCGATGATGACGCGCTGCGTGGTCTGGAACTGGACGGCAAGTCGCTGAATACGTCAATTGCGGCTGACGGCGGTTATTTGGTTGACCCACAGACGTCGGACACCGTGAAGGGTACGCTTTCTTCGACGGCGTCGATCCGTGCGATTGCGAATGTCGTGAACGTGGATGCGACGTCATATGATGTGCTGGTTGATCATACCGAAATGGGTGCGGGCTGGGCGACTGAAGCGGGTTCCGTGACTGAGACAGACACACCGCAGATCGATCGTATCACGATCCCACTGCATGAGTTGTCTGCGCTTCCTAAGGCGTCGCAGCGTTTGTTGGATGACAGCGCGTTCGACATCGAAGGTTGGCTGGCCGGTCGTATCGCCGATAAATTCGCTCGTTCTGAAGCGGGCGCGTTTATCAATGGTGATGGCATCGACAAACCTACTGGTCTGATGACGTATCCAACGGTCGACAACGACGTTTGGGCTTGGGGTAACATTGGCTATGTGCCGACAGGTACAGCCGGCGGCATTGATGGCGGTGACGCGATTGTGGACCTTGTTTATTCGCTGGGTGCTGAATATCGCGCGAACGGCACATTCGTGATGAATTCCAAGACGGCTGGCACAATTCGCAAGCTGAAAGACAATGATGGTCGTTTCCTTTGGTCTGATGGTCTGGCTGCGGGCGAGCCTGCGCGTCTGATGGGTTATCCCGTGCTGATTGCCGAAGACATGCCCGATATCGCGGCGGACGCGATGGCGATTGCCTTTGGTGATTTTGGTGCGGGTTATACAGTTGCAGAGCGTCCTGATCTGCGCGTGTTGCGCGATCCGTTCTCGGCCAAGCCGCACGTGCTGTTTTATGCCACGAAACGTGTTGGCGGTGCCGTCAGTGATTTTGGCGCAATCAAGCTTTTGAAGTTCGCGACCAGCTAAGTCTGGCGTGAAAGCGGGGGCGTGATCGCCCCGGTCCCCGGACGCATTCAAGGCGATCCTGTGTCGTCTAGCAGCTTCCTTCCGTCCGAGTGATGCAGGGTGGCCTGCGTCCGGGGTTCTTGACCTTAACGGTCCCAAGATCAGAAGATTTCGGAGATAATCCATGATGTTAGTCGAAGAGACCACCGTGCCGCAATCGGCGCTGCCGGTCGCACAATTCAAAGACCATATGCGCCTTGGTTCGGGTTTCTCGGATGATGGGTTACAAGATGGCGTGCTGGAAAGTTATCTGCGCGCTGCTATGGCTGCGATTGAAGCTCGCACTGGTAAGATACTTATTGAGCGCGAGTTTAGCTGGACGTTGACCGCGTGGCGCGATGCCCGCCGTCAGCCGCTGCCTGTTGCCCCTGTGAGCGCGATTTCGTCCATGACCCTGATCGCGATGAGTGGTGATGAGGTTATTCCTGATGTGGGCGCTTGGTATCTGGAACCAGATATGCAGCGCCCCAGCATCAAGGCGAGCGCCGCTGCGCTACCGTCTATCCCGACAAACGGCACCGTCCGTATTGGGTTGCTGGCTGGCTTCGGTCCCGAATGGTCAGATTTACCTGCTGACTTGGTGCACGCCGTATTAATGTTGGCTGCGCATTATTACGAGTTCCGTCATGAGGTTTCGCATGGCACTGCGTCGATGCCGTTTGGCGTGTCTGCCTTGATCGAACAGTACCGCACCGTGCGTCTGTTTATGGGGAACCCGGTATGAAAGCCCCGCGTTTGAACCGCGCGTTTGTGTTAGAGGCCCCTTTGCAGGTGAGCGACGGTGCTGGTGGCTATGTTCGTGAATGGCAGCCGCTGGGTATTCATTGGGCAGCGGTCAAGGCTGGCTCTGGTCGTGAGGCGGCCGCGTTTGCTGCGACTGTTTCACGTGTTCCTTACCGGATCACTGTGCGCGCCGCGCGCCAAGGTGCACAGTCGCGCCCCGTTGCAGGTCAGCGTTTTCGTGAAGGTAACCGCATTTTCAACATTACGGCAGTGGCAGAGCAGGGCAGTGATGGCCGGTTTCTGACCTGTCACGCGCTTGAGGAGACAGCATCATGAGCTACGGAGTTGCTTCAGCGCTGCAAGCCGCCGTCTATGGCCAATTGTCGAATGATCCCGATCTTACCGGTCTTGTTGGTACAGCAATCTATGACGCGTTGCCTAGTGGCGCACTACCGCCGTTGTATGTGGTGTTGGGTGCCGAAGATGTACGTGATGCATCGGACAAAACTGGCGGCGGTGCGCTGCATGAATTTACGGTGACTGTCGTGACCGAGAGCGCGGGGTTTTCAACTGCTAAAACCGCCGCCGCCGCCGTGTCTGACGCTTTGGTTGATGCTGATCTCACGCTGACCCGCGGCGCACTGGTATCCCTCAATTTCTATAAGGCGAAAGCTGCCCGTGTTGGCACGGGTGACGTCCGCCAGATCAACCTGATTTTCCGCGCGCGTGTCGCGGATGACGCTTAATCCCTAAAAGGAGTACTGGCTATGGTAGCCCAGAACGGTAAAGACCTGCTGGTCAAAATTGATATGACAGGCGGCGGTTTGTTTGAGACGGCAGCGGGTCTGCGTGCGACCCGGATCAGTTTTAACGCTGAGAGCGTGGATGTAACGAGCCTTGAAAGCACTGGCGGATGGCGTGAATTGCTGGGTGGTGCAGGTGTTAAGACTGCATCGATTTCGGGGTCCGGTGTGTTTAAAGATGACGCGACAGATGAACGTGCACGCCAGATTTTCTTTGATGGTGAGACCCCAAATTTTCAGGTGATCATTCCTGACTTCGGTACCGTTGAAGGCCCGTTTCAGATCACATCAATCGAATACGCTGGTTCGCATAACGGCGAGGCGACTTTTGAGCTGTCGCTCGCATCGGCTGGTGCGCTGACCTTTACGGCGTTGATCTGATGACGAACCCTTGGACCGGCGAAGCCGAGGTGCGCATTGATGGCGTGTCACATATTTGCAAACTGACTTTGGGCGCATTGGCCGAGCTTGAGACGCGTTTGGGTGAAGGGTCATTGATAGACCTGATCCGCCGGTTCGAGGGCGGCGCGTTTTCAAGCCGCGATGTGATGGCGGTCGTTGTCGCGGGGCTACGCGGCGGCGGATGGCGTGGGACTTCTGATGATTTGATGACAGCCGAAATTGAGGGTGGCCCCATCGGGGCGGCACAGGTGGCGGCGACTTTGCTCGCGCGTGCCTTTGCCACGCCCACATGATCGGGCTGGATTGGCGCGGTCTGATGCAGGCTGGGCTGCATGGATTGCGCCTGACGCCGGATCAGTTTTGGGCGCTTACCCCGGCTGAACTGCAAATCATGCTGGGCCTTACCCAAACGTCGCCCCCAATGGGACGAGACCGATTGGCCGAATTGCAGACCGCATTTCCTGATGTGGATAAGGAGAATTTGGATGGATGATTTGGATAAGATTGATCAGTTAGAGAGTGACGTCAGTGCGCTAGAGCAGACAATTGGTGATGCGTCGCAAGTCACCGCAGCCTTTGATAGCCAGTTGCGCGGCGTCCAAGGTGCGCTGGCCGATACGACACGTGATTTAGGTAATCTTGAACGCGGGTTTTCCGGAGGGCTTCGCCGTGCGTTTGATGGCTTGGTTCTGGATGGGATGAAGTTGTCTGACGCGCTGAGTGGTCTCGCGCAATCCATGATCAATACTGCCTATTCGGCTGCTGTTAATCCGGTGATGAACCACATGGGTGGTGTTTTAGCCGATGGTTTGAACTCGGCCGTGTCGAGCATGATGCCATTTGCCGATGGCGGTGCGTTTACCCAAGGCCGCGTGATGCCGTTTGTCAAAGGTGGTGTTGTCAGTAGCCCAGTGACCTTTCCCATGCGCGGTGGCACCGGGTTGATGGGCGAGGCCGGCCCAGAGGCGATCATGCCGCTGTCGCGTGGCGCTGATGGTCGTTTGGGGGTGCGTACCCAAGGGGGCGGTTCTGTGACTGTGAATATGAATATCACAACGCCAAACGCCCAGAGCTTTCAACGGTCTCAAGGGCAGGTTGCGTCGCAGATGGCGCGTGCCTTGGGCCGTGGCCAACGTAACCGATAGGAGAAGAGCTGATGGCATTTCACGACATAAGATTTCCCGCCTCACTGAGTTTCGGGTCTGTGGGCGGCCCGGAACGCCGTACCGATATTGTGACGCTTGCGAATGGGTTTGAAGAACGCAACACGCCTTGGGCGCACGCCCGTCGTCGTTATGACGCGGGTATGGGGTTACGGTCACTTGATGACGTCGAAACCTTGATCGCGTTTTTTGAGGCCCGCCAAGGCCAGCTTATCGGGTTCCGTTGGAAAGATTGGAGCGATTTCAAATCTTGCTCTCCATCAAAAGAGATTGCTGCAGAGGACCAGTTGATTGCGATTGGTGATGAAGTCGCTGCCCAGTTCCAACTGACAAAGACTTATCGGTCTGGCGACACATCATACGCGCGTCCGATCTCGAAGCCTGTTCCAGGTTCAGTGCGTGTGTCGATTGGCGGCGTGCAGCAGCAAGAAGACGTTGATTTTAGCATCGACAGCAACTCGGGTGTGCTGACTTTTGGTCATCCGCCAGATGTTGGTTCAGATATTCGTGCGGGGTTTGAATTCGACGTGCCAGTAAGGTTCGACACGGATGCGATCATGACGTCGATTTCGAACTTTCAGGCTGGTGAAGTTCCCAATGTTCCAATTGTGGAGGTCCGCGTATGACCGCCGCAGCATTGCACGCGCATTTGGCGACAGGGGCCACGCATGTCTGCCATTGTTGGGCGCTAAAGCGTGCCGATGGCGTGACCCTAGCGTTCACAGACCACGACGCGGCTATCGAATTTGATGGTATCACCTTTACCCCTGAAAGCGGGCTAAGCGCGCGTGCGCTGGCCAGTACCACAGGCCTGTCTGTCAACAACACCGAAGCGATTGGTGTGCTGTCTGCGTCGGCTATTACCGAAGCGGACATTGATGCGGGGCGCTATGATGGTGCGGAAGTGACGACTTGGTTGGTTCAATGGGATAACCCAGCGGCCCGGCAGGTGCGGTTCTATGGCACGATAGGTGAGATCACGCGTGCGCAGGGTGGTTTTCAGGCAGAGCTGCGTGGGTTGACCGAAGCGCTTAACCAACCGCAGGGCCGATCTTATCTAAAGACGTGTAGTGCGGTTTTGGGTGATCGGCGATGTGGCGTCGATTTGGATGATCCGGCGTTTGCGGTTAAGACTGAACTGACCATTGCAACAGATGGGCAGGTGTTTTCATTCGCTAATCTGTCTCCTTTCAATGACCGCTGGTTCGAAGGTGGTCAGCTTGTCGTTGAGACCGGTAAGGCGGCCACGCTGCGCGGCGTGATAAAGTCCGATGATGTGATTGATGGAAACCGTAAGGTCACCTTGTGGGAACCGATCCGCGCCACAATGGAAATCGGTGATCGTGTTCGCTTGATCGCAGGTTGTGATAAGCGTGCGGCGTCGTGTCGTGACAAGTTCAGCAATTTCATCAACTTCCAGGGCTTTCCCGACATCCCCGGCGACGATTGGCTGGTGAGCGTACCGCGGAGTAGCGGCGTGAAATCCGGTGGGAGCCGCAGCCGATGACGCCTCCTATCGTAGAGGTGGCTCGGGCTTGGATTGGCACGCCTTATCTACATCAGGCGTCTGTTCGGGGTGTCGGTTGCGATTGTTTGGGATTGCTGCGTGGTGTGTGGCGGACCCTTTATGGCGCTGAGCCTGAGCTTGTGCCAGCCTATACGGCGGATTGGTCCGAGCCGCAGGGGCAAGAGGCGCTTTATCAAGCGGGGCTGCGCCATATGGGTGATGTGACGGGTACGCCTTTGGCGGCAGGCCAGGTTCTGCTGTTTCGAATGCGTAACGGGGCTGTCGCAAAGCATATTGGTATTCTTTCCAACGCCGGTAGCGCCCCTGCATTTATTCATTCGTATTCCGGGCATGGCGTGGTCGAAAGCCCGCTTTCGACCCCTTGGCGTCGACGCATCGCGGCGCAATTTGAGATTTCAAAAGGATAA